ATTTTATACATTGATAATCAATACGATTTGTACTTGATCTCATTGCAATACGTTTAGCTTTTAAACATGTGGACATAGACTCTTGTATTCTATGTTCTTTGATCTCTCCGTTTACAATCATTAATAGTGCTACTACTACTTCAATCATTAGTGATCTCCGTTACCATTTGCTCTTACTTTATCTTTTAAACTTTCAATATCTTCTAATGCTTTTTCCATTTGTTTTGTTAAAAACTGTATGTTAACTTTATTGTGCATCATATCTTCTATTCTTTTTTCAATCTTTTCTACTGTTTTATATAAATCTTCAAGCAACATAAACTGTTCTTGGTCAGTTGGTAGTTGTTCAGATTTTTTAAGTAAGTCTGCTTGAAACAATTCTCTTGATGTTTCTAATGAAGTTAACCTAGAGGTTACCTCTGTATAAGCAAACACACCCATAGCAACACCAGCTATAATAGCCAACATATTTTTCATTGGCATACTTATTGATGTATTCTCAGATATTTTCATAAATCTTATATCATCTTTCTACTATCAGACCAAACTTTGTTTGAGCTAGATTTCTTAAATCTTGCCACTGGTAGTAATGTTGCAACTGTCATTTCATCACCTTGTATTCTTCTAAAGTCTGATTTGACATGTCCACTTAAATACCTTTTAATTGTTGGTCTTATTAGTTTTACTTTCTTTAATTTATTATAGTCAGCCAAAATTTTAGTTTTCTTTGTTAAGTCCGTTGTATTGGCAAAGTCAACTAATCTATCTAATAATCTTATTCTTAAAGGAATAGGTAGATAGTGTAAATTAATTCCTAAGAAACCATCCTTATATTTTTCAATTGGTAACACCAAAGGAAACGTATCATAATAAGGTAATTTTGCTTTCAACTTAGGATCATAGAAAAACATATTCAATTGACCAAATGCTACATTTCTACCTCTTCGCCCATCACGAATAAGTTGTGTTGCACCAGGTGTACCAAACTCTCTAATTTTATCTCTAAACCATTCTGTACTTCTAGGTCTTCCACCAGAAGCTTTCTGTACTGCTTGAATGTATTTACTTACTGCTGCCATAGTGTTCCTTAATGTTATTTATAAGAGGGCGCTAGATGGTCTTCTGTCAATATCTTAAATTCGAACCCTTTATCTTTACAATATTCTGTCGCTGAATTGAATTTTGCACGATTAACGGCATAAGTCTTGACTTCATTTAACCACTTCCTAGTTCTCTTCTTAGGAGTCTTTGTAGGTGGTTTTAATTGCCCCTTTGGTTTTACTTCTATTATGAATTTTTTTAGTGTTCCGTCTTTTTGTTTTACTTTCATGTAAAAATCAGGAAAATATCGATGTATTCTTTGGTCAACTGGTGAGACATAAGGAATTGCAATTTCCTCACTTCCCCACTCTAATACCCTAGAAGTTCTATCGCAATAATCCATAAGACGCCTTTCCCACATTGAACGATATACTATCTTCAAAGGATTGCCCTTATATTTCTCTCTATTAGTCGGTATGTATCTTCCACTATAAGTCATATTACCCCTATCTTAACATATAAATAGTACATAGTCAAGGATTATTTATTACATGAGCATCATTAATTCAGTAAAAACACAAGCAGTTACCGCAGCCACCTCTTATGGTCTTAAAAAAGTAAGTGGTATTATGCGAAAGACGTTAGGTCTTGGTGATAAAGCAAAAACAGGTGGTGTACTTCCAACTGGTTCTGCCAGTTATGGAAAACCCACAAATATATTTAGTTTCCCTTTAGATGTTACAGCAGGCCCAGGTTTGGGTAATCAAGGACATTATGTAATGTTCTATATCAATGAACAACAATCAGCAGAATTAAAGTTTGGTGGTGCCTCAGGCAAAAATGGTGAGACTTCTGTTATGCAATCTAAAAAAGAAGCAAACATACCAGAGTACATAAAAAGAATGGGAATTGGTGGTGGATCAACTATTAAAGAAAGTTTCAATGGTTATGAATCTCAACTAAATTCAGCGATTGGTAAAGGTGGTGGAGCAGATTTTGGATCGATAAGTTCTGCTAAAAGTAAATTAGCAAAAAGAAGTAAAGGAACATATGGTGGTGGATCAACTGCTTATGTTAAGAGAGCACCAACAGTAAGATTAGATACTGCAATTGCTTTGTATATGCCACCTAGTGCTACATTTACTTCAGCTGCAAATTATCAAGATACCGAAATTGGTATAGGTGCTAGAATGGTTGGTGATGCATACAACAGCATTAAAGGTGGTGCAAGTGCCTCATCTATTATAAGTCAAGGACTAGATCAAATTGGTGCAGAAGGTAACAATGCAATTATCAGAAAACTATTAGGTGGACTAGGTGAATTAGGACCAGGATTTCAAGGATCAAAAGAAGCATTCGAAATGGCTGGTGGTGAAATCATTACCGATAGAATGGAATTAGCATTCAAAGGAATTAACAAAAGAAAGTTTCAGTTTGCATTTAAATTTATTCCTAAAAATAAAAAAGAAGCCGATGAAGTAAGAAATATTATTTTTGCGTTTAGATCAAACATGGCACCAGAGTTTGTTGGTGGAAATAGAGCAGGTAGAAAAATGAGAGTACCAAATACTTTTGATATACAATATATGTACGATGGTAATGAAAACCAATACTTACAAAAAATATCAACATGTGTATTAGAGCAATGTGATGTTGTTTATGGTGGCGATAGATATAGAACATTTGAAGCAAACGAAGAAGGTGCTCCAGCTGTTGAAACTCAAGTTACTTTACAGTTCGGTGAAATGGAATTAATTACTAAAGAAAGAGTTAACGAGGGATTCTAGATGTCATATTTTTCACAATTTCCTGTAATACCTTATGATGCCCTTGGTGATGGCGAAGCAAAGATTGTTACTAATATTTTAAAAAGAGTTGTAGCAAGATCGCAAGTTTCTGAGCAAACAACTATGTTTGACACTTATACTGTTAAAGATGGCGAGACACCTGAAATGATAGCACATAGACTTTATGATGATATTAATCTACATTGGGTTGTTCTTTTATTTAATAATGTAAAAGATAGATACCATGATTGGCCTATGTCTAATTTACAATTTGAAGCATATTTAAAAGACAAATATGATAATGTAAATGGTGTTCATCACTATGAAATAACAGAAACATCTGGTCATCAAACTACTAAAATTGATGTTGGTACTAACAATTCAATATATCCTAGTGCTGATTCAATATCAAATTATGATTTTGAAGCAACTAGACAAGATCAATTAAGACAAATCAAACTACTAGACCCTCAATATGTTGATAGATTTGTAAAAGAATTTCACGAAAAGATCAAAGAAACGGTAATATAATATGGCCCAGGTTCAGTATGCAGGCCAATATGAAATAGAGACTTGCCAACTCATAACTTCTTCAGGCAACACTTTAAATCTTATTGGTTCACTTGTAGAAATCAATATATTTGAAGATATCTATTCTAGTGCATTAAAAGGTTCAATCATATGTGCTGATACAAATAACATTATTAGTAAAGCTCAAGTTTTAGGACAAGATTACATACGTCTTAAAATAAGAACACCTGGTTTTGATGATGAGGTATTCGATTTTACTGAAAATGTATTTTGTGTCTATAAAATTGGATCACAAGGTAAAGCTAGTGAAAATGCTGAAATATTTGAATTATCGTTTGTCTCACCAGAAGCATTAAAAAATCAAAGAATTACAATTTCAAAAAGTTTTGTTGGTAGTCCGTCTCAAATATTTGAAAGTATCATGAGAGACGATACTATGATGGCATCTAAAAAAGAATTATTTATTGAAAGAGCAAAGGGCAACAAAAAACATGTTGTGCCTAATATACGTCCATTTCAATTTATCAAACAGTTAATGAATGATGCTATTTCTCTTAATGATGATAATCCAATATATCTTTTTTATGAGAATACTAAAGGATATCATTTTAGATCAATTGCAAGTCTTTACAATGAAGATACAAGACAAGATTTTAATATAGGATCACCTGGTGAATTCATAGATGCTGGTTCTAAATTAAAAGATATTGAAAAAGAATATAGAACAGTACATCAACATCAAGTTAATAATGGTAATGATATGTTTAAAAATATTGTTAGTGGTTTGTTAGCAAGTAAATTAAAAGAAGTTGATATTTTTAATAAAGAAGTAAGAACAAAGGAATACAAATATCTAGAAGATTTTGATAAACATGTAAGAATAGAAAATGATAAAAGTAAAGATAACCCAATCTATGTAGAACAAGAAATAGATGATGAAGGTAATCTAGTTGATAGTTTCACCGATGCTAGAATTAGTGTACATCCTGTTCAAAACTTTAATGAAGGTGATCCAATACATTACAATACTGAAACAAAAGATTATACTTATACTGTAAGTGGTATTAAAGATACTCTACAACATAGGTTTGCCAAAATTATAGAATTATCTTCAACGTTAAGTATGACAATGAAAACAAATGGACATACTGCGTTAAGTTGTGGTGATACAATTAACTTTACTAAACCTGATGCTAAAAATAAAGAAGGTGGTTATATAGATGAATTAATGACAGGTAAATATTTGATAACACAATTAAGACATTGCTTTAGTATCATCACTCAACGACATGAAGCTTATTTAAATGTAAGTAAAGACTCACACCCATCGGCAAAAGAAAATGAATATAGTATTGTAGAACCTAAATCATCACCTAAGGGTATTCATAAGTTCTAAAAAAAAGGGCGCCGAAGCGCCCTAATTCTCAATTTAGATAACTAAATTTTTATGCTGCGTAAGCAACTTGCTTGCCGAATACTTTCGTAATTCCAGCAGCGATGATCGCTTTAGATGGTGTTCCTACTCTGTAAGACACTCCAGCAGTTGATCTATTTTCATAAATCATCATACCTTCGTTTCTTAATTTTCCAACCATTGCAGCTGGAGATTTAAGATCAAATGTGTTTCTTAGAGATTTCCAAGTCACAGCGTCACCTTTTGCAAAAAGATTTCTGATTTTTGCAGTTTTGCTAAGTTTAGTTCTAGCCATAGTATTATTCTTCCTTTCATTGAAGATTTTAGTTATAAATGATATCATATGATATTATCCTTTTTATTGTTATTAAGACAACTATAACACGATATCGGGTTGATTGTCAAGGGTTATTTTTTCCTAGCTATTCGCAAGTTTTTCGAAGTAAGACATAGTATCGTCCTCTTCTTTAGGTGCAATAATAGGAGTCGGTTCCATTGACTGTGGTTGAGTCGCCTCTACTTGAGGATTACTGTCAGTTTGACGCACCTCTTTTTGAATTGATTCTTGCACATTTCCGACTTTGGTAGTACCTGATAACACAATGTCCATTCTCGTCTGAAGTTCTTCATACGATTTGAAATTAGTTGATTGTGAAAATTCAGATAGTGCATATGCTTTACCACATACTTCTTCTACCTTTGCTTCATCCTCAAATAACTTTGAAGGTGCTTCAAATTCCGACTTATCATAGTTCCAATAGCCATCTACTTTTCTAATCTTCAATTTGAAGTTAGCACCAACAAATGGGTCAAATGGATTGACAGGCGTTTCATCTTGAAACTCTGGTTGCATTGCAGCCAAAAGTTTATCATAAATCTTCTTACCATATTTGAATAAGAAAACCTTACCTTCGTTATTAGGATGTTTAGGATCAGAAACAACATAAACATTAGAGTAGTATGATAACTTTCTCTTTTGTTTTCTTGCGATTTCTTTATCCGATTCTAAACCTGTATTCCATAGTTTAGAATTATATTCAGACACAGGGTCTTTCTGATTAATAGTAGTTCTTGAGTTCTCAATATACCATTGACCAGTTGGGCCTTGAAATGCATGAGAATACATTTTTACCCATGGCAATTCCTCACCATGAATAGCAGGTAAGAATCTAAGTACAGCATATCCGTTGCCAGACTTATCTAACTCGCCCTTCCATATTCTTTCATCTGTGTATGATTTTTTCTCTAGTGGTGCTTTCTCTGAAGCTACAGCACCTAGTAGTTTGTCTAAGCTATTCTTAGACCTGATCGTATCGATTGACATTTTATTGTCTCCTTATGTTATCGTATGTTATCGTATGTTTTAAATTCCACATTAGCACATTCCATTATCTTACTATTCTCTACGAAAGTAAAATCATTACCAATCCAATTAAACTTAACTTTAGAAAATTCTCTAAAAGTCAAATACAATTGCTGTCGCCACGCATGAGGTAACGTGCCTTTGCAGTACTCGGGTAAGTAATTATCCGTACCCTTGTATATGTTATTTATACTCTTTTGCTCATCAAAATTTGATAAGTCAAATCCAAACATATACACTTCGTTACAAGCACCATCTTGACAAGCTAGATGTACTGCTGTTGTTCCAGCAGACCATTCTTTCGGGTCTTCGATAGGTTGTATTAAGTCTCTATCACTAGGATAAGTGATATATAGACCTAATTCTTTTTCTGATCTTACCAGATCATCTAAATCCATATTTTTATCTTTTGGTGTTTCTTTTTTACCATTAACAACACATTGTCCATTGTCTTTACCAAACTTGTAAATTTTATCTTCACTCCAACCTTTAGTAAATTCTGGTATCATATCTGATGGTATCAAGTTCCAATCTGCAAACCAACAATTGTGTCGTTTAGAATATTCAGATTTTACTACTTCACCTTGCATTCCGTAATCCATTACAACTAGATTATCTACTTCATGATCTCTGTAAATAGCATTACATCCCCAAGATACACCACTAAAACGTGATACTTCATATCCCTTACGAGACTCACCATTTCCATAAACATAATGTATCATTATTGAATCACCTTCATTAGCTTCATCTTACACCTTTTTAGGTCAATTGTCAAGAAGTTTTTGTATTTTTCTACCAATATTTTATGATCTTTCCATATTATATCTTTATCATCCCATTTTTTCATATAATTCACTAATTCTTGTAATATAACCATGGTTTCTATTGATATTCTTTTCCCAAGATACTCTTTTAATAACAATGGGTGATTATCATCCCACTTAAATAACTCTTCAAATCTATCAGCATATGGAGTCAGTTCATTTACAAAGTTGTATGTCAATGCTTCTGTTCTTTTTTTCCATGCTAGATATACATCATCGTTAAACTTACCAATATATCCGTCCTTATGTTCTACAAAGTTTGATACGATGTAATTCTCTACTTCTACTTTACTCTTATATTTTCTTGCTATCTTGGCAAAAAATATCCTATCTTTTCTCTTGTAAAATGATGCTTTTTTAGCAGTTGTCTTGCCATTAAATTTGTGATAGTCATAATTTTTTCTAGAGAAGTGAGTTTTAATTGAGCAATAAGTTAGATATACATCAACGGGTTCCATTATATCGGTAGTTTGCCATACCCCTCTTTATCAGAATTTAATAATCTTAAATCTCTAGCATTGGCTTCAATTTTTGTCTTTAATGCTTTAGTAATTAATTTAGAAACTGTTTCTACTTCAACCTCATTCGTTTCACAATAATGTAATACAGCATCAAAGTGTGTAATACTTTTGTCAGCTGCCATTTGTTCTATTTGTAGTGAAAAGTTTTTAGGTGTTATTTTAAATAAACTCATAATACTTTGTATATGCCATAGTATGCATCCCTTTTTA